CAGTGCAAACAGTGGCTTGACGCCTTTGGCGTCTCACTGGATCCTTCCATTCTATGGAATGCGCTCCCGTTTAGCTTCATTGTTGACTGGTTCTTCGGCGTGGGGAGTTTTCTCCACTCGCTGCGAAGGGACAATATCGATCTGCAAGTGACAGTTCTGGATTTTTGCCATTCAGCAAAGATCCACGCTAGGTGTACACATTACATCCGGCAAGATATGCTCCCGCTGACCCCCGTATGGGTAAGTCAGTTTAAGAGCTATCATCGGAGTAAGGCCCTTCCGGGCTTTATCTCCTCATCGGCGAATCCGTTCTCGAAGGCCCACTTTGAGCTAGCAACTAGTCTCACGGTGGTTAATTCGCGTATGGGTCGAAAACGACAACGTCCAAGTAAACACATCATATAATTATATGGCATTTACAGAAACGATTACGCTAGCCGGCGACGCAAGCAGTTCTACTGCTTACGCCTTGTCCTACCGTCAGCCCGGGAAATCCGTGCGACGTGTAGAATCCTCAGACCTAGCCAACCCCAAATACCTGACGATTTCTCATCAGGAAAGTGGGAACGGTAACAGTCTGGTTGACCGGCATATGGTAAGGATCGATATGACCTCTACTAACGCAGAGGGAGTATCGGCAACGTTCTCGATATACACGGTACTAGTCGTACCGCGTGTAAGTGAGTTCACTGTTGCTCAGATGCAAGATGCGGTTACGCAGCTGACTGGATTTCTCCAGACTGACGCGAACACCCTGTCTCTTCTGAATGCACTTACCTAGTGCCTTCTAGCGGCTTCTATCCTGGCTTAAATGCCGGCGCCCTCGCAAGAGGGCGCGGATAGTCGCTTGTGATGATTGCACGAAACTAGGCGCCTGCGTACGTAATGTCCAGTTATATGAGCCAAGATGAGTATCCATATGGAACCCAATAATAGCTCGGTCGTGTTTTACACGACGTTACTAGAAACTATATACGCAGATATAACCAAGTGTTTCTGCATCAGTGACACTGAGTCGGCGCGTGATATCGAAGAAATTCGAACACGCGTAGCTAAGGAAGGTTTGAGTTTTTTGACAAAGACTCTACCTTCTTACGGCAAGCACGTTGATACGTGTTTGTCATCTGGTATGAAACTACAAATACCTGGCCTCCAAAAGAAGCCGGGTACGCAGATCCCGAAGTTATTCGGGTGCCTGCTTAGTAACATATTCGACGATGCCGGGGTCGAAAGACCCGTGGTGTCTGCAGCTGCTCTTGCAGCGTACCGCCAACTCGTATACTATGTATACAAGCTGAAATATGAGCCGACCACCCCGCAGATCGATAAGATCTGCAAGGCGTTCGTACAAACTGACCAAGGCCTGGGCTGTAATAAGCCTAGTAACCTTGATTTTGTTGCCGAACGAGTACTCCGAACGGCTCGCGTATTTATTACGCGAGTTCTCGGAGGTCTTTGTCATAGGGACATAGTCCCCAGACATGGGCCGGGTGCAGTCGCGACAGGTGAAAAGTTCCCTGGGAAAATGAATTTTTCCAGGTTGTACTCGACACTTGAAGCAGTATATCCGTTTACGGAATACTTCTGTCTCAACATTAATCATGTTGAGGAGGAACTGCACTTACTCTCAGGCCTAGAGACTCTGGAACACGGAACGGCGAAAGTCGTTCTGGTGCCCAAAGACTCGAGGGGTCCGAGGCTTATCTCTTGTGAACCTTTGGAATACCAATGGATTCAGCAAGGCCTTTCTCGCGCAATTGTTGCGAGATTAGAGTCACATAGATTGACTAAAGGGCACGTAAATTTTACGTGTCAAGAAGTTAATCGTGACTTGGCTATGCGAGGGTCCCGAGGTGAACCTTGGGTTACGCTAGACATGAAAGACGCAAGTGACCGTGTCTCGTTATGGCTCGTCAAAGAGCTGTTTCAAGGTACGGCGTTGTTAGAGGGGCTTCTCGCCTCTCGAACGACACATACGCGTCTTCCTGACAATACAGTCCTGCAAATGAACAAATTCGCTCCAATGGGGTCAGCATTATGCTTCCCTGTAGAGAGTCTTATATTCTATGCTCTGGCTGTAGGTGCGCTGGTAGTACAAAAGGGCTACTCTTGGCGTAAAGCCTTGAGTCGCGTCTATGTCTACGGCGACGATATCA